CTGGCGCAGCTTAAAGAAACTGCAGCAGCAGACTCTTATGCCCCGCTTCGGCGGGGCTTTTTTCTTTTCTTTCTTAGGGTTTGGTGCTCGTTAAAATGCAGGATTCGGTGGCAATTTGCACAAAGAACCATACATTTTTTGACTTCTTCCATAGCCCGTGCGTATTGATAATTTTTGACGTAATAGCTGACTTCCCGGTCTTTTTGACTAGGGTCTTCATGATGAAAGTCAAGTGCAGCGGGGTGGTTTTCTCCACAAAACTTACAAGCTAGAGTGGATTTAAATTCTAGCCATTTCTTTTTATTCTTACGTTTGTTATTTTGTGTTGTTTTAAGGACTTTTGCTTTGTTATTGGCGTAATGCTTGGCAGAGCCTCTACGCAACGCCTGCCTTCTTCTTGGATCGTTTAGGTCTTTGTAAGGCATCGCTCTGATCTATTTTGTATTTCCAATAAATCGCGTGCTTGAACGACCAAGGCGTGCTCGGAGTATATATTTTAAATCCAGCATTGATTAAAGAGTTAGATGAAGCAGGGTTATCGGTTGTATCTGTAATAATCCAATTCCAGCCTAATTCTTTGGCCTTACGGATTCTTACATTAATTAATCTTTTCTGCAAACCATGCCCCGTGTAGTCATCTAAAACCCCTGCGCGACAAAGGTATCCCGTGTCGGTAAAACGTTGTGATCTAACCAAGCCTGCAAATGCTACAGGTTTGCCTTCTTCGGTGTAAGCCAACCACCAGTGACCATGAGTCGGTTTATATGGAGCGTCGGAGGGCAGTATTTTTTTCTGCAAGTACAGAATTACTGTCTTGTTAGATTCATTGCGCAAATCGACCTTCTTAATTGTGAACTTCATAATCGACCTCCGGGGATAACCCATTTTAGCTAAAAATCTATTGCAACTAAATGAATTTGGGGGTATAAATACACCAGGAACTGGGATTTTTCATTCCTGTAGACTGACCCAGCAGACGATGCAGCGACTACAGGAAAATGTACTGCATTTACAAGGAGTTATCATGGCACGTACTACCTTTACGGGACCAGTAAAATCCCTAAACGGCTTTGAAGGTGTATTCTCTTCCACCTCTGTCCAATTACAAAGTAATAACAGCAATAGCATCACCATTGATGCTCCAAATGGCCTTGCAGCCAGCTATACCTTAGTTTTCCCACCCAATGATGGTACTAATGGTCAGGTTTTGACTACCGATGGTAACGGCGTGACCACTTGGACTACCAATGGCACAGGTACTGTAACCTCGGTTGGTGGCACAGGCACAGTTAATGGTCTTACCCTAACTGGCACAGTAACCGCTACCGGAAGCTTAACCCTTGGTGGTAACTTGGCTCTTGTAGCAGATACCGCAGCTAACCTAGCTTTGGTTGCTAACGCAATCAACACCACCGGCAAATACACCGGCAAAATGGTTGTTGATTTAGCCACCGGCTTGATCTTTACTGCTACTGGCGCTCTTGCAGCTGACGTATGGCGTGCATCTGATGGCACTACAGTTGCAACCCCAATCTAATTAATCTTATGGGGCTTCGGCCCCAGCTAATCAAGGAGATTAATTATGCTTCAATATGACGTCAAATCAGCTTCAATTGCTGCAGCACAGACTGATGCAGCAGCCTTTGGTGGCCGTGTTCGTTTAAAAGGATTGGTTGTTTCTGTCCCTGTAGCCGGTGGAACTTTAACGCTTAAAAATGGCGCAGCGGGAACTACCCTGTTTTCTTTTGTAGCCCCTGCAGCGGCAGGAGCCGTAAATATTTCTATTCCTGGAGACGGGATTGTGTTTTCTGACGGTATTTATGTAACAACCCCAGCAAACATGACCGCTGTAGTGTTCTATGGCTAAGAATCCTTCCCTTGCGATCGGTCGTGGCGAAAAGCTCCCTATAAAACAGGGAGCAGGGCTGACTGCTAAGGGCAGAGCGAAATATAACAAAGCAACAGGTAGCAAATTGAAAGCCCCTGCACCTAATCCAAAAACAAAGGCAGATGCAGGTCGTAAAAAATCTTTTTGTGCCCGTATGTCGGGTGTGGTAGCAAAGGCTAAAGGACCCGCAGAGCGCGCAAAAGCTTCATTAAAACGGTGGAATTGCTCATGATTGAAGAGATTGAGACAGCTAGGGAACTAGCCACACACGCTAATGACATTAAACATCTGCAAGCGGATATGGACAAAATGGTCGAAGACATGGAAGAAATTAAAAAATCCATCCAGAGCATTCAAAAAACTTTATCCGAAGCAAAGGGTGGCTGGAAGGCTTTGATTTGGGCAGGAGGCGCGGTCAGCGCTTTTACTGGTATTGTTGGTTTTATTATGGGGCATTGGGGAAAATAGATGGTAAAACGTGTTAATCCCGTTCCTTCTGTGCCTGCAACTCCTGCAAAACGAAATCCAAATCCCACGGACAACGTAGGCAAAAAACCTGCTGATCCGGGATTTAAAGAAACTTTGGATCGAGTTCGTGGAAAAAACCAAGAAGATTTACCAGACAACTACAAAAGAGGAGGAAAAGTAATGGCAACGAAACCCGGCTTGTATGCCAATATCGCAGCTAAAAGGCGTAGAATTGCTGCGGGGTCTGGCGAAAAAATGAGGCCTGTCGGAGCAAAAGGAGCGCCTACAAAACAGGCATTTATTAACTCGGCTAAAACAGCCAAACGTTCAGCGAGAGGTAGATAATGGAATACAACATGAGCAACACAAATCGCCATAAGCTAATGGCTATGGGCAAACCAATTAAAGCCGCTAAAGGAGGCGAGATGAAAAAATCTGCAACTAAAGCTGCCGGTGGTGCAAAGGCAGATCGTCAAGGTCGTGCATTATTACCTGGCAAAATGGCAAAAAATCTTCCAATGATTGCACCTCAGTCTGCCTATAAAAAAGGTGGAGAGGCTAAGCCTTCTGCATATGACAAGATGCAAGACAAAAAGTTAGCTGCTCATGCTGCAAAACCAGCAAAAGTAGCTCACAAGAAGTATGGTGGTATGGCTAAAAAAGGTTGCAAATAAGGAGAATTATGATGAAAAAACGCGGCGTAGGTGCAGCAATTAAAGGTTTTGGTGCAGTGTTTTCTGAAACAACCGAGCAGGCTAAAAAGCCAGCAGACGTGGATGTCAATTTTGACAAGCAGAAATACGAAGGCACAGTAGAGACCCCAAAAGACAAGCGTATTCCTCAGCCAACTAGCTGGTAATTCTTAATGGCAACGTCCGGTACAACAGTATTTGACCTGGACATTGAGGAAATCATTACCGAAGCGTATGAACGCTGCGGTATTGAGTCTCGCACAGGTTACGACCTAAGAACGGCAAGGCGCTCGCTGAACTTGTTGTTTTTGGATTGGGCTAGTCGCGGCCTAAACTTGTGGACTATTGAAGAGCGTACACGCACTTTGAGCGCAAACGTATTTGAATACACTCTTCCGACCGACACGGTGGATGTGTTGTCTGCGGTAGTGCGTTCGCCACAAAGTCCTGGACAAAACATTGACATTACCCTTAATCGTTTTAGCCAAGCAGAATGGTTGCATACTCCTAATAAAACAGGCACGTTGGGACGCCCAGCGCAGTTTTATTATCAGCATACTAACCAACCTAAGGTCTTCTTTTTTCCTTGCCCAGATAACTCCCAGCCATATACCTTTGTGTATTACGCTATTCGTCGTATTCAAGACGCTGGTGGGTTTACCAACACTGCAGATGTGAACTTTAAGTTTTTACCCTGCATGGTATCTGGTTTGGCTTACTTTTTGGCGATGAAAAAAGCACCAGATCGTATGATTGTTTTGAAGCAAGTTTATGAAGAAGATTTCAAGAGAATTGCTGATTACGATAGAGACCGCGCAAGCTATTATGCGGTTCCCGATACTCGATTGAATTACTAAAATGGCTTATGCACAAGGAAGACTTGCTTGGGGTGCCTGTGATCGCTGTGGACAGCGATTCTTGCTTAATGCCCTGCGAAAGGAGTGGCAAGGTCTAAAAACTTGCCAATATTGCTATGAGCCAAAACACCCTCAGCTGGAGCCACGCCGTAACGTCTCAGATGCTATTGCGTTGCAAGAACCTCGCCCAATCCCTGACGATACGTTTAATGTTTATATTGGGGTCGTTGGAGACAGCGCTCTCGGGGCTAACGGCATGGTTCCTGTACCTATTTCTAATCCGACCATTGCAGTAACATATGCTGGGAACATGAAAGTAAGCACACCATGAACTACGCTGAACTAAGACAAGCAATTAAGGATTACACAGAAAACTTCGAACAGACGTTTGATGACAATATTCCTCGCTTTGTAAAACAAGCGGAACATCGTATATACAATACGGTTCAATTCCCTTCTTTACGTAAGAATGTAACGGGCGTGACAAGTCCTGCTAATAAGTATTTGGCGTGTCCAAACGACTTTTTATCCGTCTATTCCTTGGCAGTTATTAATAATGGCCAATATACCTATTTGCTAAATAAAGACGTTAACTACATCCGGGAAGCCTACCCAAGCCCTTCTGATACAGGGCTGCCAAAGGTTTATGCTTTATTTGGGCCACAATACAGTAGCCCCACTGAACTTAGCATCATTTTGGGGCCTACCCCAAACCTTGCGTATAGCATGGAACTACATTATTTCTTCTACCCAGAATCAATCGTAGACGCTGGTACTTCTTGGCTTGGTGATAATTTTGACCCTGTATTGCTTTATGGTTCGCTACGGGAAGCCTATTTGTTTATGAAGGGTGAGCCTGACTTAATTGCCAACGTAGAGCAAAAATACGCAGAGGCACTAGGACAAGCTAAACGCCTGGGCGATGGCTTAGAGCGCCAAGACGCCTACCGTTCTGGCCAAGTACGGGTAACTGTAACCTAATATGCTGACCCAAACCCTTACCACCTCCTTTAAGCGCGAACTCCTAGAGGGCGTCCATAATTTCTTGACGGATACCTTTAAGATTGCGCTTTACACCAATAGTGCCGTTTTAGGGCCAAACACCCTAATCTATACCTCGGTCGGAGAAGTAACCCCGCAAGGTAGCTATGTAGCCGGTGGCCAGATTTTAACGGGAACCATCCTAAGCACAGGCAGTGGCGTGGCTTACGTTACCTTTAATAATCTAACCTGGACTAGCGTTACCTTTACTGCCAGAGGAGCGCTGATATACAATAGCAGCAAAGGCAACAAATCAGTCGCCGTCTACAACTTTGGGACGGATCAGACTGCAGGCGCATTAAATGTGTTTAACATCACGATGCCGCCCAATACCGCAGACGAAGCAATTATTAGAGTTTTATAAGGAAAAACGATGGCACTTATTACTACCACTAAAGGTGAATTAGACGAGTCACAACTCCTCAAAAAAGAGGGTGTTGTAGATAACGACAACGAATATACCACCTGGGTAGAGTATTGGCTCGATGGTGAATTAGTTCATCGTTCTGCTCACGTCACTCTTAAGAAGTCCCCGTTCACGGCTCTTGAAGCCGCATCTTTCAACTAAAGGAGTTTAAATGGCTAATACTCAATCAATGTGCACATCATTCCTTGGTGAATTGATGACTGCCACCCACAACTTTGGAACCGCGCCTACGCGTGGCTCTGGCGCAGCTGATACATTTAAAGCAGCGCTTTATCTGGCTTCTGCCACTATTGATGCTTCAACCACTGCATATACAGTAAGCGGTGAAGTATCTGGCGCAGGCTACACGGCAGGCGGCGTTGCTGTAACAAACGCGACTCCCCCCACTTCAACCAACGCCTCAGCCACGGCAGGTGTAGGTTATTGGACACCGTCTGGAAGCATCGTGTATACCGGAGTTACCCTAACCACCGCATTTGACGCTGTATTGATCTATAACTCAACACAGTCTGACAAGGCAGTTAGCGTACATACCTTTGGTTCGCAGACCATTACGTCAGGTAACTTTACTTTGACAATGCCAACCAATAACACCACGAATGCTTTATTGCGCTTATCGACAACCTAATCGAGGTGATTTATGTCCCTCGGTTGGGGTGATGATACATGGGGCTACGGCCCCTGGGGTGGTGGACAGCTTCCGCTAACCGGTGTATCTGCCGATGGACAGGTAGGCACAGTCACAGCCAACATAACTGTTGCGCTGAGTGGTGTTAATTCAAGTGGTAATGTAGGCAATTTAGGGGTTACAAAGACAGGTACTGGTACAGGTACTAATGCCGATGGTAACGTTGGTGATGTCTTTGTTAATATCTCCGTAGCCCTTTCCGGGGTTAATGCAAGTGGTTTTGCAGGCGACGTAGCCGATAGCCAATCCTTTAGCGTAACGGGCGTTAATGCAGATGGTAATGTCGGCACGGTTGTTGCATCGCCACAAATTCCGCTTACAGGCGTAACCGCCGCAGGCAACGTCAATACGTTTGGCGTTTCAATCAGCATACCAATTAGTGGCGTAAATGCCTCAGGTAATGCTGGAACAGTCACCAGCAACCTTTCTGTAGCCCTTTCCGGGGTGGAAGGCAGCGGCTTTACTGGCACAGTTACAGCTGCACCTCAAATCCTCCTCTCCGGCGTTAATGCCGACGGTCTAGTAGGCAACGTCTCCGCTGAGTCTTCTGTAGCCCTTACTGGCGCAATAGCTGACGGCCTAGTAGGCACAGTCACAGCAGCTGCCGATGTCCCACTTACAGGGGATGGCGCAGTTGGTTTCGTAGGCACAGTAGGCGTTGACCTAGTTATCTCCTTGACCGGCGTAAATGCAGACGGTCTAGTAGGCACAGTTGTTTCAGGCAAATCCGCTGCCATTACTGGAGACGATGCCGCAGGCCACGCTGGGAACGTAATTGCTACCCCAACATTAGACCTAAGCGGAAACCAAGCACAAGGCGCAGTTGGTGATGTTGCTACCTCAGCTAATTTAACCCTTACAGGGGTTCAAACTGATGGTCAAACTGGTACAATTTCTCCAGCAAGCCAGGCTTCAATTAGCGGGAATAATGCAACGGCGCAGGTTGGCTCAGTAGCGCCCCAAAGCACGTTAGCATTGACCGGAACGCCAGCAAGTGGTAATGTTGGAACAGTTCAAGATAGTGTTTCCGACCAACTTACTGGAGTCCTTGGAAACGCTAACGTTGGAAACATCACTAGTATCAACATTACTGTTGCGCTAAGTGGTGCCGGTGCAGAGGCCGAAGTAGGAGATATAGGTTTTTATTACTGGAGTGTAATTGACGACGATCAGAA